TTCCAACATTCGTTCCTTGTGAAGTCAAGTTGAAGTCAAAAGATATAAAGAAATATACAGAATCACCAACAAAGGCATTTGCAAGCGATTTGACGGCACATAACACATCAACTGGTGTAATTGTACCTCAAGAAGAAAATAAGCCAACAGAGCGTAAAAAAATCAGTGATGAAGAATGGAAGGCAATTTGTGAGAAAAATGCTCGAAAGGAAAATACATCAACACGTGATGTTATGGGTAGTTTTGTTCCTTGCGCTTCAAATGATGAAGGATGGATTGCTGGTGTGAAGCAGTTCAAATCAATGAAAGAAATAGATGCTGAGATTGCAGTTTGGAAAAATAAAGGAATGGATATCATGCAAATAGCAACAAGATTCAAAGTTAACAAAGAGACATTCACAATGACAGATAAATTGTACACACCTTCCAATGTTAGTAATCAAATAGAAGTAAAAGTAAAGAAAGAAGAAAATAATACTCCAAGCGAAGTAAAGAAAGAAGAAAACAACACTCCAAGCGAGTCAATTGAAAAAGTGGATAAAGTTGCAGAAATCCTTGCAAAAATGAATAAAGATACAGAGAAGGAGGTGGTTGAAGAAGTGCATAAAAATACAGAAGAAAATGTATATTATGCAAAAACAAATACAGCAAAGTTTGAATACGAAAATGACGACTTTACATCAACAGAAGAAGCGTTGGATAACATCTTCTCAAGCGATTACAGCGAAGAAGAATCAAAGCCATACAATGCTTTAATGAATGAATTGGAAAGAAGAAAGCAAGAAGCCGTGGTTGAAGCACCCTTCTAACTTATTTAGATTTTTTCTAAATTAGATAAAATAATTATTAAATATTGATTATTTTTTAATTTAATATAATATTTATATATAAAGAAACAGAAAGATGAAGAAAAGCATGTCAGACATCATTGCGCAATTAATGATTATGTTTGCGCTGATTATAATTCCAATATGTCAGATAATTACTTGTGCCAGAATGAGTTACGCAAATGACCATATAAAGGAATTAATAAGAATTGAAAAGCAAAGTAACTATGTGAAGCAGTGGCAGCAGAATAATCCACTGCTTCAGAAGAAAGATACAATGTATTACAAGTTAGTCAAGGAATAGCCATAATTTCAAATAAATTAGTGAATTTATTATTAATTAATTATTTTTTACTTTTCCCTTCCTCAATTGAGGAAGGGTTTTACTATTTATAAATGAAATAACTTTACAAAGAAAAACATCAATAATGTACAGAAATCAGAAAATAGTACTGTTGCACACTGAGGAAGAAGACAAATTGCCTGAGTCACTTGAGTTGGGTGAATTGGCTGTGAATTGCTACAAGGATAAAGAGTTCATTTGCCTGAAAAACACTGATAATCAATTAGTTAAGATAACACCAAATGGCGGTGGAGGTAATTCAAAAGAAAAACAACCTTTCAAATTGTTACCTGAAATGGATAATGCAATAGTAAGTGAAAGTAATGAATCAAATCAAAGTCAAACATTAACGCATGGATTAAATATGCGTAATAATTCAGAACTTTCATTCGCATTTGGTTACAACAGAATACAATTAACACCAATATCAATTAATGGTACACACATTAAATTAAATAGAGAAATCGCTGAGCCAGTATGTGATGGATATTATGACGGTGCAATTATAATTGATGAAAATGGTAATCATATAAGTGACATTGTATCATATACTTATGAGAATGATGGATATGAATTAGATATTGAAGTTACAAAAGAATTTGACTTTAAGAATGGACCAAAATACATGATGTTAAGGTCAAATGAAGGTGGTAGTTGCAACTTTAATTTTGGACAAAACAATCATTTAGACGGTTCTAATCTTGGCGTTTTTGGGAATTATAATTTTGTAGATTCTTCAAATAATTATGTGTTTGGCAATTCAAACATCGGTAACGGCCTCAATAATATAATATTTGGAAATAAAAATCAAACCGTAGGTCAGTATATATTAGTACAAGGGGAGAAGAATAACGCAAATGGAGTAAACAATTTAGTTATTGGAAATAATAATGATATCGGAGGTAATAACGGAATATATGCAGGCATATATTTAGAGGGTGGTGGATATTTATCATCTATATTCGGTCAATTTAACGATGGCTCAAATAATTATACCTTTTCAATCGGAAATGGTTATTCTGTTTATAAAGGAGAAATTAAACGACATAATTCATTTACTATCAATGATTTAGGTGAAATTATGTTTCAAGAAGATGTTGCAAAACAAGTAAATGATGATATAATATATCCTCCAATGATATCATTGCAATCATTAGTAACACGAATTAAGACACTGGAGGAAGAATTGAAGAAATTGAAGAATAAGTAAAGTTTTTTTCATTATTTAGTTTCAATATATTAATTTATTTTATTTTGTAAGGTACTGATATTCAAGTCAGTACCTTATTTTTTTATCAAAAATTATCACATATTGATTATTTTTACAATTTTGTTAATATTTATATATAAGAAAACAGAAAGAAAATATATGAAAAATGAAATAATTTGGAAAGACATTCCCAACTTCTCAGATAGATATGAAGTGAGTAATATGGGACAGGTCAGAAGTAAATCCTTCAGAAGAAAAGGTAAAGGAGGATGTGAGTATCTCAAGCATGGAAAGGAACTGAAGGGAACAATAAATAAGAGTACTGGATATTTGCAATTCATGCTGTATGACTCAAATGGAAAGAATAAACTGGTATGCTGTCACACGCTTGTCGCTGATGCATTTTTGAACAAACCAACTGACAATCAGGACCTTATGGTGATACATAAAGATGGAGATAGATTGAATAATTGCTTGGATAATTTGAGATATGCGTATAAATCGAATGAAAAGAATTTACAAAATAACATTGAAATTCTACCAAAAAGAAAACCAAAACAACCAAAGTACAGATACGTCATCAAGCAATTATTCCTCAATGGATTGTGTCTTGCGGTATATACTAATTGGCTGGAACTCAACAAATTAGGATATAAGAAGCAATCAATAATGACTGCAGCCAATGGTAAATATGGACCAAAAAAATGTGACATATACAAAGGATTCAAATGGGAAATAATCAGACAAAAAAACAACGTAAATGACTAATAATGAACAATTTAGCACCAGCACGCAAGCATATATCAAGGGTGTTGAGGAATATTTGACAGATAAATTTGGGACAATAAAAGAAAATTGGAAAGGATTGATACGGATGCTTGCTGTAAATTATGAAATATTCTTACAAGCAAAGAAATATATTGATGAAAATGGAATGTTGCAGCCAAGTAAATATGGCATGGTCCCATCACCTATGATTAAGGTCATGAATGATGCTTCAATACAAGTACAGAAGTTAGTTAATTCACTGACTATCAGTCCATTAAGCGAAAACAAGTTAAAAGATAAAATGGTGGACAGTGATGAAGAAGATGCAATCAAAACACTGCTTGGCTAATTAATTAAAGAAAAATGAAGACGGAAAAAAATAAAATAATTGAAAGAATAAAAAACGAAATAACCACTTATCCATTTGATGTCATTGATGGAAAGGTGGTTACTTGTACATATATCCGTCTGGCATGTCAAAGATTCATCAACTGGCTTGAATTAAAAGATAGATACCTTGATGTTGAAGCAGTACTAAAGGTAATCAATTTCATTGAAAAATTACAACACTTTAAGGGACAATTTGCTGGTCAGAATTTCAAATTGGAAAATTGGCAAAAGTGGATAATTGCTGCAATATACGGATTCAAATGGAAGAAAAATGACTTGCGTGTTATTCGTACATTCATTTTATCAATTGGAAGAAAAAACGGCAAATCATCATTGATTGCTGCAATGGCATTGTATCATTTAATTGGTGATAAAGAAGCAAGTGCGGAGGTTGTGGCGTGTGCCAATTCAAGTGCACAAGCAAGTATCTTGTTCAAAATGTGTTCTAATTATCTCAAAAAACTTGACAAGAAAGGAAAGTATTTTCAATTTTATAGAGATTCGATAAATTTCCCAATCACCGATTCAACTTTAAAGATAGTATCAAGTGATGCTTCAAGATTGGATGGTCTCAATGTTTCCTTCGCTGTTGAAGATGAAACAGGTGCAGCACCATCAAGTGAATTATGGGATGTGCTTGAAACTTCGCAAGGTTCACGCCTTCAACCACTTATATGTTCCTGCAGCACTCGAGGATTTCAACTAAATGGCTTTTACAAGGAACTTGAGCAAACTGGAATTGACGTTCTGAATAGCATCAAAGAAGATGATTCACTATTTACCGCAATCTATAGTTTAGATGATGATGACGACTATAAAGATGAAAAGAATTGGATAAAAGCAAATCCCAACCTTGGCATTTCCATTAATGAAGAATTTTTACAACAACAAATAAAAAAGTGTGAGAATAACCCTATACAAGAAGTATCAATCAGGACCAAGTTATTCAATCAGTGGGTTTCGTCTTCATCAACTTGGATTCCTTTGCAGAATGTAGCCAATTTAATGCAAGTGGTTGATTTACAGCAATATAAGGGTATGTTTGCTTATGTTTCATTTGACCTTGCTGCAGTGTCCGACTTGACTGCTTTATCAGTCATGATTCAATTGGATGATAAGTATATTTACAAGACATATTACTATTTGCCTGAATCATGTTTGAAGGATAACGTTAATTCACAACTTTATAACGAATGGCACAAAGGAGGTTATCTGACTGTTACCGCTGGCAATGTTACCGATTATAATTATGTTTTCAATGACATCAAGAAAATTCAGAACATCTTGTTAATCAACAAGATAAGTTATGATGATTGGAATAGTCGTGACTTTGTAATTAAGTGTACGGAGGACGGAATGCCAATGCAACCTTATAGTCAGTCAATTGGAAGCATGAATCGACCTACCAAGGAGTTGCAAAGATTAATATTATCACAAAAACTGATAATTGATAAAAATCCAATAACCTTGTTTTGTTTTGAAAATTCAGTTCCAAAGATGGATTGGAATGATAATGTAAAGATTGTGAAAAATACACCCATGCAAAAGATTGATGGTGTAATTGCGATGATAATGGCACTTGGTGGATATCTCCAAGAAACACATTATGATAATGAAATAGCAGTGTCAAATTTTGAATAATTCACTGCTAATCAACTATTTATAATTGATATATCAAAATTTAATATGTTAACAAATGTAAAGAAATTCTTTGGATATGACTTCAAAGAAGACAGAAATATAACAGATTATGTTCCGCCAATGGCATTAAATTATGGCGGTATTTATTCATCATTTGGGGCGATGAACTTGTCCGCTGCATATAGGTCAATTGAACTTATATCAGACGGAATTGCGATGTTGCCAATTCAAATCAAGAAGTTAAATTCAAAAGGAAAGAACAACTATTTGTTTAATCATTATCTCAATTTATTGTTTGATAATGATAACAAATTTATGTCTAAATACTTACTAATCAAGCAGTTAATACAATCAGTCCTGGTGCGTGGCAATGGCTTTGCATATATTGAGAGAGCAAAAGACGGAACACCAATTAATTTACAATTCATTGATTCATCTGATGTTGTAATTAATTATGACAAGTATAATGGTACGCTTAACTATACCTGCAGCCACATATCACCAATTCCAATCGAGCCATCAAATATGATACATCTTCGCAAGAATAGTTATGACGGAATTAATGGTATTTCAGTTCTGACATTTGCAAAGCGTTCACTTGATTTGGCATCAAATGTCGAAAACAGTGCCAGTGACTTTTATGGCAAAGGCGGAAATGTAAGCGGTATTCTGAAGGTAAATACAAATCTGAACAAGGAGCAAAGGGAACAAATCTTATCAACTTGGAATCAATCATTTACCAATAGTAACACATCAATCGCAGTTCTTCAAGGTAACATGGAATTTCAAAAATTGAGTTTGAACGCAGAAGAAACACAAATGTTGCAAACAAGACAGTACAATGTCGCAGATATTGCAAGGTTCTTTGGAATTAACCCAATTCTTTTGGGTCAAAAAGATAGTACATCATACACTACTTTGGAAATGGTACAATCTGATTTCTTGATACATACTTTGATGCCTTATATATCAATGATTGAGGAGGAATTTAAGTTGAAATTGAATCAAGATAAGAATATCAAAATTGAATTTGACGTTAACTATCTTCTCAAGACAACCAAGCAGACGGAAGCAAGTTACTATTCTACTTTAGTTGCAAGTGGTATTATGACAGTTAATGAAGTACGTAAAGAATTGGGTCTCAGCGAGTTAGAAGGTGGTGACAAATTAACAATGGCATTTACTGATGTAAGTCAAAATACAATTGCTGATGCTTCCAATTCAAATGATGAAGTTAATTCAAATAATGAAGAAAAAAATTAACAAAGGATATGGAAATTGAAAAAGAAATAAGAAATGTACAGTCAGAAGTCAAGAATGAAGACAGGCATGTAAGTGGATATGCAATACGCTTCAACGAAGAATCAAATTTTCTTGGATTTTACGAAGTTATCCTACCAAGCGCAATCGATGAAGACACAATAAAGAGAAGTGACATATTTGCGTTACTCAACCATGACACTGAGAAGGTATTGGCACGATGCAAATATGGTGTTGGTAATTTGAAATTAACCATTGATAATCAAGGACTTAAGTATGATTTTGATGTATTGGAAAATGAACTTGGCGACACTGTACTATCTTACATTAGAAGTGGTATAATTGACAGTTCATCTTTTGCGTTCTCTTTACCAGTAGATGATGATACTTGCCAAGAATGGAAGAAAAACACGAAAACTGGCAAGATTAAAAGATATATCAAGAAAATTGACAAGTTATATGATGTCAGTCCAGTATATCAGCCAGCATATAGCACGGCAACATGTAGTTGCAGAAGTTTTGACAAATTTATGGAAGAAGAAAAGCGAAAAAAAGAAGAATTGACCAAGAAATATGATGATTTTTTGGATGAAATTAATAAATTATAATAAGAAAAGTGTTATTTTTTCTTAAATGTAAATATTTATAAATATGAAAGACAAATTGAAAGAAAAAATC